TTCCGCATTGGTGAGGTAGGATAATCGTCCACTGTGTGGTGGATAGATGGCCTACCATAACGCAGATAACGTCGGTTTTAATTTTACTCATTATGGCTTGTCCTAATGTTTTCAATGCGTTCGCCGTTGCGACTGAGTCGCTCGCGCAGGACGTTTACAAGCGCGCCTCGTATCGTTCGATGTGGTTGAACCTCATTGAGCGTGGCGAGTATCCTCAGGGTACTGGTTTGACCCAGACCTCGTTCACCACCACTTCGATTGAGCCGACTGCGGCTGAGGAGTGGTCGGCCATCACCCTCGCGTCCGGCAACCCCGGCGATAACGGTGGTGCTTGCGATGTCACCTACAATGACGTTCCGGTTGGCTACAACGCTGTCACTTGGGGGCCTGAGCGTTTTGCGCTGAAAGGTCCGCTCTTGTGTAAGGATGATCTGACCTTTGATCATCGAGTTGAGGCGTTCTTGCGTGTGTACTTGGAGAAGTTGTCCATTCGCGCACAGCGTTCGTGGGAGACTCGTTACCAGAACATGTTTGCCAAGTACGCCATCAAGGCGGTGGCCGACTCGTCGTTTACGCAGGTGGAGACGATTCCGTCTGGTGTGAATGAGTTGCCTTGGATTCAGACTGGTTCGGTTGGCCAGGCGTTGAATCAGGCTACCTCCGAGCTGACGCAGGAGATGTTGGATGTTGCTGCTGCTACGTTGATTCGTAATGGCGCGACGAATCCTGATAGTTCTGGGTTCATTAGCTTCTCTAGCGACGGTCCGGTGTTCCCGTTGTACATCGGCATGGAGGCTTCTCAGCGTATTGCTCAGAACAATGCTGCGCTGCGTGAGGATCTGCGGTTCGCTGACATGGGTTCTGGTGCTGGTGCCGAGCTGCTCCGTCGGATTGGCGCGAATCGGGTCATCAAGAACTTTCGCCATATCCCGAACCTGTTCCCGCCCCGCTTCAGCTATGCTGGCGGCAAGTACACGCTCATCCAGCCCTTCACCAGCTCGTCTGGCACGAAGGGTACTGTGTTCAGCGTCAACCCGAGCTGGACGACCGCCTTGTTCGAGGGTGCGTTCATCCCGACTCCGTACGTCATCAAGAGCCATATCGTTCGCCCGGTGAACCGTGTTGGCGACTTGAGCTGGCAGCCGACCAACTACATGGGCGAGTGGCAGTGGGTGACTGGTGCCTACAAGCTCGATGTGGATTGCGCCGATCCTCTGGAGAAGAAGGGTCAGCACTACGCTGAGTTCGTTCATGCTGTGGAGCCGATCTTCACGAACCAGGGTATGACGATCATCTTCCGTCGTTGCACCGGAGCTTTGACAACCATCATCTGCTCGTAATTCGAGTTGGATAAGTAACAGACCCGCAGGTCCAAAAGGCTTGCGGGTTTTTGCTTTTGCATTGACAAGGATCAGTAGGATCTGATGCTCCCCGTATGCCGAGTTTTACTCTCCCCGAAGGCGTTGAGATTCCTGAGAATTTGAAGGAAGGCGAGGCGTTCCAGACGATGGCGACGATTGTCCTTGGCAAGAACGGCAAGGCCGAGTTCATCGAGATTGATGGCATGGCTATTCCAGGCTACGAGAACAAGTCGAAGGGCAAGAAGTTGGCTGAGCGTGGCGAGGAGGAGTACGAGGAGGAGGAGGAGGAGGAGACGGCTCCTGGCGGCGGCGGTTTCATTGCTGAGGTAATGCAGCGTGGTGCAGGTCCGATGGCCTAATTCAAAGATAAAAGCGTATGGCTGACATTACATGCACTGAAACAGCGACGTTGCTAAGTGAGGTTCAGCCTCTTGGATGTCGCTCGCCGTGGGAGCGTGAGATGGCGAAACTTGCGCTTCTCAATCGCATTGCTGATGGAACTGGAACGGCGGCGGCTAATGCTGCTGGGTTTGGAACTGCTCGTTCGGTGACGGCGTCCACGGCGATTTTGTCGAATGATTTCGCGATTATCGCAAATTCGACATCGGGAGCGATTACGGTTTCGCTTCCCCCGGCTGCGACGGCCAATGGTCGTATATTTTTCGTGAAGCGGGTGAATGCTGGCGCGAACAATGTGACTGTCGATCCGTTTGGTGCTGAAACGATTGATGGTGCCGCGACTCATGTTTTGACCGCTCAATGGCAGAGGGTTGAATTCATAAGCAACGGAACAGCGTGGTTCATCATAGCTCACCAATAACATGGCCGACGCATCATCCATCACTTGTACGGAAGCTGCTCAGTTGATTGCCGAGGTTTCGGCGACTGGATGTCGTTCTCCGTGGGAGATGGACATGCTTGAGCTTGCGCTTTTGAATCGCATTTCTGATTCTAGCGGTGGTTCGGTCGGATTTCCGCTGACGGCGGATTTGACTTCGATTACTGCCGATGTGACGACCATTACTGCGGATCAGACCCAATTTTAACAACGGTTTAGGAAACACTTCATACTATGGCACAGCAAACGATCAATGTCGGAGCCTCAGCCAACGACGGAACGGGGAGTCCGCTGCGGACGGCATTCCAGTACACGAACAGCAACTTCACGGAGCTGTACACGGCTCTAGGAGGTGGCACTGGCCTACCTGGGGCTACGAATCAGGTGCTGTTCAATAACGGAACTGCAATCGCTGGCGATGCCGGGATGACGTACAATCCGTCAACCGATACGATGTCGCTCGTCAACTTGGTGCTGAGCGGAACCTTTGCTGCGCGTAATGGTGACACCCCCTCCGCCATCCGCGCCGCTGCTTCCGACTACGCTGCTGTGAACTTCGATGGGACGACGGCAAGCACGCGGATTTCCTCGACGCTGACGGGACAAGCCATTGGCACGGGCGACTTCTCAATCTGGTGCCGGTTCAAGATTTCACAGGCAACGGCTAAAGCCGTATTTTCGGTAGTAGAAGACGCAAACAACTACTTTGGACTGACAACATCTTCGGGTGCTTACGGCTTGGATAAGACAATTGGAGGGGTTGCCTCCAATGCAACCATCACTGGATTTACTGGGGCTGCATTTGCCGGACAAATTGTTGATTTCGTTTTGGTGCGTAGTGCTGGTGTATTTTCTGTCTACGTCAACGGTTCTGCATACACACTCACAAACACGACTGGAAATATCAGTCTTAGCGCAGCAGCCAATCTTCGAGTCGGTGGCTACTTTACGGCTTCTCAAGTCTTCGATAAGAGGGTTTACCGCTCCGTCGTCTTCAACCGCGCACTGTCCGCTGCGGATGTCACCGAGCTTATCACCCTCGGCGTGAATCCGGCGGATCAGTGGGGGACGCAGACGGATATTATCAATGCAAGCACACTCAATGGCGGTTTTGAAACCGCTGGAGGTGGCGGCGCTGATGTGTTTGCTAATTGGACTGAAGTAACATCAGGGTCTTCCACGATCAATCGCGATACATCAATATTCTACGCTGGAACCGCATCATGCCGGTTTGATTTGGATATTACCGGAAGCTCTGTAAACCTTCAGTCTGTAACTTTTGCAAGAAATAAACGCTATCGCGTATCCTGTTTTGCAAGATCGACGGCAACCAATGGCAGGTTGGCGGTTAATGTTGGTTCTGCGTCGTTTTCTGCGTTTGGTGCTGTTTTGGACAACTTGAGCTGGCAGGAAAGAGTATTTGAGTTTGTGACTGAAGGTGGCGGAACAGATACATTTACCATTGGTCGATTTGTTGGATCATTAAATGGTTCAATTTGGATCGATAACGTCACATTCACCCGAATCGGCGCAATCGTAGACCTCGACTTCACCGTTGGCACCGGCTACCAAGCCACCGACCGCTCGACCAACGCGCTGCACGGTACGCTGTTCAACGGTGTTGAGTTCACGCAGCCGAGGCGTATGGCGGTTCTCTATGCGACGACTACTGCGTTTGGCAACACTCAACTCCTTGGTTCGTTGGCCATCCCGACCAACGCCATCATCGAGGACGTAATCGTCAACTCGACCGGATCGGCTACCGTGAGTCTCGGCAACGTCTCCGCTGGCACCCAGATCGTCAATGCTGCATCGGTTGTCTCTGGCCGACAGAAGCTCACCATCGCCACACCGTTCAGCACCACCGGCAATCTGTGGGTGAACAGTTCCGCAGCCGTGACGCTCCAATTCACCATCCTCTACACCATCGCCGCTTGATCTATGGAAACCGAACTCGCAATCAAAACCGAGCCGCTCGAAACCATCATCTTTGACCCTTCGATCAAGGTTTCGGAGGACAAGATCGTCGGTGGCACCGTAGTCACCTCGGCGGAAATTGAGCCACCCGATGCGTCCGGCATGGTCATCGCACGGATCTTGCCGATCGGCTACGTCATGGGCTTTCCGTTCGTTGACTCCAACGAGAACTCCATCAGGGTTGCCCTGAGCTGATCATCACGCCATGACTGAGTCCCATTTTATGCGAGACATGATTGCCGCTGCTAGTGGACCATTCATCGGCATTCTCGGGAACGCGATTTTCTCAGACCCGAATCTCAAGACGGCATCGCTCGCGTTAGGTGCCGTCACCGCTCTTCTCGTCTGTCTAGCAAAAGCCATCGACCTTTACCGCAAAATCAAATGAACCCTAACTTCACCTCTCTCATCCGCCATCTTCTCTCCGCCGCTGGCGGTTTCCTCGTCGCCAAAGGTTTGGCCAGTGCCGATCAAGTCGCCGAACTTGCCGGTGCCGCCGTCAGCATCATCGGAGTCGCTTGGTCGATCTTCAACAATAAGAAGAACGCCTCGAAGACTGAATGAACTTCTTGGCCGACTTGGTGATGAAGTTGGTCATCTGGCTTCATGCACTGACGAAACAAGACATCTCAAGTGAAGACGCCAAGAAACAATCTGATCTTAAGCGCGGTCTTCTTGATCGTGTGCGCGAGCATGAGCGTGAGCTGCGCGAGTCGAGTGATTTACGTCCCCCACGGTGAGCCTGTGCGCCTTGCTGAGAGCGTTAAAGCGAAAGTTTGGGTGGTTGACGCGAACGGCAAAAACGTGCGTAGTAATAACCGCATCACCATCCATGAAGGCTGGTATGCACTTCCAAAAGAATGAGCAATAACGCGCCGTATAAAGGTTCTCCCGCCGTCGGTGGCAGTGGAAGCGGACCTTACAAGCAGTCTCCTCCCCCTAAGCCGCCTGTTCGACCTCAGCCTAGGCCGGTTCCGAGCGGAAGCGGTCCTTATCGAGGCAAGTAATTGAAACGAAAATCCCCCGGTGGCTAAGAAACCATCGGGGGATAATTGTTTTCAGCGTCCCAACGACTTCAAGACACTCGCAACGAAGTCCTCGCTCTTGGCAGCGTTTACATTCGCCGACTTCAAGCCAGGATTCGTCGCCTTCGAACTGACTCCCGGCTCGCTGCCACGATACTTCGCTAGTTCGGCTTGCAAGCGTTTGTTTACCTCGACCTGAGAATAGAGAAGCTCACGGTATTTCGGCGCGGCAGCGGCCCAAAGAGCGGCCTTGGCGAGGTCTTCTTCGCTGTTCTCACCATTGAATATCTGCTTGGCGAGGCTCAGACGCTGGTTCAATTCACCGTTCCATTCCTCGTCGCCCTCACGCGGTTCGAAGATTTCAAGTGCGCGAGCGTTCTCGCTCACCTTCGCCCAGGTCTTACTGGCCGACTCCAATGCAGCCTTAGTACCCTCTTCGTTGTCCTTCTGGTATTTCGAGATGACCGCATCGTAATCAGCTTTCGCCTCAGACATCTCCGCAGTCTTTTCGCCGTTAATCTCGTCGTACTTGACGATCAACGCACCGAGCTTCGCCTTCTTGGCCGGTGAAAGACCTTCAACGATGTCGTCGATCTGCGAGTTCCGGTAGTCGCTCTCAGGCGACTTGAGTAGGCCAACAAGCCGTTCTCCATCGGTGCCGACAAGACCCTTCACCGATTCGAAGACGCCATTGATCTTTCCCTCGTACTTCTTAACAAACTCAGGGTGACGCTCGATGTCGAGCAATCGGACACGCTCAGAAAGCGCATCACGCTCTTCCTGCAAGGTCTTGAGCTGAGCTTCGAAGTTCGGATTGGCAGTCTTGCCAGCCTTCAGCTCCTCTAATTGTTTCGCGAGCTGCGCCTTCTCCTCCTTGATCTTACGGAAAGCATCAGCGGCCTTCGTGGACTTGATCGACTCAGGAATGTCCGAATCAGCGGCTGCTGAATCCTTGGCGACTGCGTCAGCTTTCTTCGCGCCAAACAACCGCTCGATGTCCATCTCGGACTTGTTAGGCTTCGCCGTGCTGTCAGCTTTCGGTTGCTTCTGCTCAACAACCTGCGAGGCAGAATTGGCCGATTCATCAGCCGATGCAGCGTCCTCAAGACCGCTTGCCTTGAATGCCTCGATGAATGAACTGCCGAAGTCCGGCATTTGCGCCGAGTTTACCAGAGGTGTATTAAGTGGTTCTTCCATAGTGTTAGTTAGTTTTGCTTATCAAAGGTTGCTTCAGGTTCCTTAGTAGTGTCATTCACCGACAATTTTCGAAGGTTTTCAAGACAATGCGCGTAGCCAGCGGTTACACCGGCAGCGAAAATAATGTCCGATTCCTTGCTCACATTGGATGGCATCGGGATAGGCATCGACTCTGCAACGATACGAATTGCCATGCGTAGAATTGGAGTTCTGAGGATCTTTCCTAGCTCAGCATGCTGATCGGAATCTATCCAATCTTGGATATTTACCTCAGGCAGCTCCATCAGGTTCTTCACTGTCTCCTTGCGGTTCTTCGTCGAGCCTCTTAGCCAATTGATCATATCGTGTTGTTAGATGTCGTTTGAGTTTATGCCTCTGCGGAATTGGGTCGAGAATGTCGTCTAGCTTCATCGGCTTCTCCTTGTTGACGACATCGCGCTTGGGTCGAATCACCTTCGTAACCTCCAGCATGTCGGCCAACGGTAGCTTGATGTAGCCGCAATCAACGTCGTTGATGCCGTACGAGACGACGAAATGATTCTTTGCGCTGTCGTAGAACGCTCCGCACGGGAACACTACCGCAGGTAATCCCGGCCACCAGTCCTGCTGATTCGTGCCGGTGAGAAGCGGCAACGTTGTCATCCGAGCAATGCGGAACGGTGCCTTAGCCTCGAATGCGTACGCTCCCATGTAGTAACGACGCTTCTTGTTGATCCACGGCAATGAACTGTGGAAGAAGGTCCAGTACAAGCCATCGACCAGAATCGGATTCGAGCCGCCGCGCACCTCGCCAAACTTCCAGAGCGGATTGAACTCGTCTGTGACGTACTCCGCTTCCTTCTCAAGACGCCCATTAAGGCGTACTACGACATGAGGATTGGCCGAATACACCATGTGTGGCGCGTTATCGTGCGTGAAATAGAGCCAGTTCTTTTCATGGCCATCGTTCACCATCGCCTGGGCGTAGTTGTTTCCGTAGATCGGATCGAATCGGGCAACATTCAGGAACTGCTTGTCCAAGACGAACATCGCCTGATGCGCGTAGCTCTTGAATGGAACAAATGTGCAGCAGCTTAGGCCGTACTTGTCGCCGAACTTGACGATGCGCGGATCTTCGAACTGCTCGTTTGGAAAATGCGAGGTAAGGTTGAGCAACGCCTTCTTGATTGCTCCAAGATCCTTGGTCAGCTCGAAGATAACGATGTCGTTTTTCTCAAGGTAAACGTCCTCGTCCTTCTCGCGCTTATTGCGGCAGCGTCGGGTGAAAAGCAGGATCTGACCGTTTGGTTCCTGAATGATTGCAGGGTTGAAGTAGTACGTTCCAACCTCCTCAGGAAGCGTGATTTTACCAACCTCCCAGTCGCATTGTTCGGCCAGCTTGGGTACGTCGTTTTTTGCGTAGCTCATTAGAAACTCTGCTGCGAATTTGATTTCGTCGTATTGGGAAAGCCAATGATCGCGTTCCTCGCGGACCTCGGTCAGATGCTCTTCATGTTCTTTAGCTCGAATCTCAAGCGTCTTTCGCAAATCCTCGATCTGCATGAGCAAATCGGCCTGACCATCACCACCATTTGCAAACCGCTTGAGAGCTTTAAGAGACAGACTTCGTATAATGTCTTTCATTATGGATACAATTTTGTGTTCTCCTGCGTCGCGAGCCTCGGAAGAATCCCGTAAAAGTTCATTCTAGGCATCGAATCGACCAGCATCTGGATGTCGATTGGACACCAAACCTTCTGGTTCGTTTCGAGGAGTTTGCAGACACCTTCGTAATTTACAAGGTAAGCATGCGTACACATGCCGCGAACGAGCTTGTAAAGGTTCGACGCGATGTAGCCGTGGTCTTCAATCGGGTCGGCGCAGCAGCTTCCGATGTAGACGACATGCCAGTCGCTCGGGAGATAGTCCAGATTGTCGGCCAGCTTTTTCTTCCAATCGGAGCATGTGAACTCAACGTCATCCTCGACGATGAGAAATGTGCGATGATCGGTTATCTTCGACTCGACCATCCACTTGATGGCCGACCAGACAGAAAAATGGCTGAGTCCGGCGACGATTGTTTTGACCTTCGCCTTCTCCTTCTCGCGTGTGTGGTAGTAGTCGGTCGATATGCCGCAGTTCTCAGCCCTGAATCCGTACATCGGAACCGCATCGATTCCGAATGACTTCATGTAGCGGATGCAGCGTCGCTCCTTCTCACTCTCAGGCTTCGAGATGATGAAGCACGGCGTCTTTTCGAGCTGTAGTTTCATCGGTTCGGGAGGATGTAGATGATGCCGCGACGCGCACCTACGCATCGGCTAGGGTGGTTGTAGTAGAAGCTGTAGCCGTACTTCTGTGTCAGCGTCTTGGCGCGGTAAATCGCGTCCAGCTTCTCCTTGACGTAGCCAAGACAAATGTCGTGGCCATTGTAACTGTCGTATCCAAGCTGTCCGGTCGGTTCCTTGAAGTCGTGGATGGCAATGACCGGATGCAGATCGTAGCGATTGATTGCCTCAAGCTCTTCGAGCAGCGGCAGGTAGTCGTTCCAGTGGGCGTCGAGAAAGAAGATTGTGTCGTGTCCAATTCCGTGATGCGGAATGAACCAGTTCATGCAGGCATCGCTACTGCCCTCGAACATCTCAGCGTAGACATTCTCGCGTTTGAACTTCTCCTTAGCTTTCTCAACCAAGTCGTGGTTCAGCTCGCATGAAACGGTCTTGAGGAAGTTCTTGGCCAACCAAACGGTAGTGTCCGCTTCGTGAGTGCCGGTTTCGACAGCGGTCGTCAGCTCGAAGCGTTCTTTGAGGTAAAGAAACTCCTGCTCGATGAATGTGTCTCCATTGAAAGGTGAACCCATAATTTTAGTCGGCTAAAGCGCAGTCTTCTTGATCGGCAACTCGCGGGAAAATTGTGAAACATTTCAGATGCTGGCGGCTCTTGAAGTACATCTGCAAATCGATTGGTGCAAAGACCTCTTCGTTCGTCTCGATGAGAGTCTTGAGAGCCTTTTTGCGGACGATGTAGCAGTGAGTGCAAAGCGGCATTCCTTCGAAGAGGTTTGAATCCAGCTCGCGTGAGAGCTTTCCATGCGCGCAACAAGAGCCAGGATAGAGAATATCCCAATCCTCGGGCAGCTTTGTCAGCGCACGTTCGATTGTTTCGCGCCAATGCGGACGGAATAGGATGTCGTCCTCTAGGACCATCACCATGTCCGGCGTGGAAGGATCGAAATCCAGCGCGTTCCATAGCATCCAATGGGACATGCTGCATCCAACGTGCTTGGAGCAGATGAGGTAGCCTGAGCCGGGAGCATCTATCTCGTATGGAATGCTCGCTTTCAGGCCGGACTTCGCGCCGTTCAGGCCATAGAAAATGCGGTAGTCCGTGATTCCAGCGGAATCAAGGTTTCTTTGTAGGCGCGGGATGCGAGAACTGCCTCGCATCGTGATAACGACCGTTTGCACGGGGTTATTTCAGTTTTCGATAGATAGCAAAAACGCTCTCGCTCAGATCAAATCGCGAAACAAATTCGCAGCGTTTCATGACGAACTTGAGAGCAGTCTGGGTCGATTCCCAGTTCACATCGTCCATCACGATGTAGCCGCCAACCTTGAGCTTCGGAAGCCAGTTGACGACATCGCTCGTAGAAGGCCATTCGGCGTGATTGGCGTCGATGTGAACCATGTCCATGTCGGGCAGAAACCGTGACGCATCCCATGAGGACATTCGGCAGAACTGAATCTGCTTTACGACCTGCGCGCGAACGCAATGACCAACGAAAGATTCGTAATGCTTGTCCAGATCGAGTGTCGCCCACCATTCCTGATTGGCATTCGTCTCGTCGTCGATGCAGTCTTCTTTCTTCCAAGAATCGATAGCGTAGACGGTTCCGCTTCCGTTCAGCTTGCAGGCTTGGGCGAGTGCGAGCGTGGACTTGCCTTCGAAAACACCAACTTCAGCAATGCGCTGCGGTTTCGTTTCGAGAACAAGTTTGGCGATTTCCAAACCTTTTTTCGGATCGCACCAACCGCCCATCTTCGGGAAGTTGTCGGCGATGAATTGAACAATGTTTTCTTCGTTTCCCATAATTCTTATCCCTGACGCGCCAAGTTAGACTCGGCAGTTGCATTCGCTCGCTGAATATCAGCGGTTGTCTTCGCATTCCGGCGAGCTAAATCTGCCATCGCCTTCTCGTTCTGACGCTGAATGTTGGCCATAGTTTCGGCGTTCTGGCGAGCGATTTTTGCTTGAACCTCGGCATTCATCATCGCCGTCTTTGGATCGACGCCCTGCTGAATCGCCTGAGCCTGCTGCATTTGCGCCTGAGCTTCCTGTTGCTGCTGCAACAGCTCACCAAGCTGCTGAACGGTCTGAACA